GTTTAACTTATCCCGGAGCCGCTGTTGATGAACTTATTTACAACAACCAGACAGCCGAAGTCGATACTTTGGCGATTGCTCAAGCTGTCGCCTCTAAGATTTTGGTCAACCCGGCAATTCTAATTAATTCTGCCGATATCGCCTCACAAACAACTCTTGAAGAAGTCGCCACCGATGTGGACAATATTTTGGCGGGTATGGCTACTGAAGCCAGCCTCACTTCATACATGACCACGATTATCAATGACCTTAATACTATCATCTCGACTATCCAACCGCAAGTTGGAAGTGTCGCCGTAACATTTACAGTTGTGGACCAAAACTCGAATCCAGTACCGGATGTAAAAATAACAGTTCAGAATTCAACTTCGTCTATTACCTTGGCAGGCGCTTACACCAATACTAATGGTCAAGCTCTTGTCGCATTGAATCCTGGGACTTATAATGTTCTTTATTACAAAACTTTTTATACCTTTACAGGACTACCACAAGTTATCACTGTTCCAAATACTTCTTCATATGCTGTTAATGAAAGTTGCATTTCTTTTCAGCCAGCCTCTACGACGCCTGGAATTTGCAACTTGTACGCTTACTTGACGGATGCCAGTGGAAATATTGTTGTTGGTGAAATGGTTCGTGCTAAATTAACTTCCAATTTCCCCTACTCTCCTGGATTAAGCATGCTTGCTACAAAAAATAATGTTGAGGCGTTTTCAGATTCTTCAGGATTTGTTTCATTACCTCTTATTATTGGTGGAACTTATGAAATTAGTTCTCCGGCCCTATTTATTACAATTACAGATTTTGTGATACCAAATCAAGCAAGTTTGGATTTGTCTACGTTGTTGCCGTTTAATAGCTAATGAGTGGATGTTAAAAATGAGTAAGCTCAATCTTATCGGCCAGACTTTTGGCCGTTTAAAAGTTACTGCAGAAATACCTTTGAGAAGGTATAGAGGCGTAGTTTGGAAGTGTGTTTGCTCCTGTGGCAAAGAAATTGATGTTCGAAGTAACTCATTACGAAACGGAAATACTAAAAGCTGTGGCTGTTTAGCTAAGGATTGGAATAAGTCTGGAAACAACAGCCGAAAACACGGACAGTCGGGAACATTAGAATATAGACTATATCATGCGGCCAAAGAAAGAGCAATTAAAAAAGGACTGCCTTTTAATCTTAGGTTTCCAGAAGATATAAACATTCCTGAGTATTGCCCAATTCTAGGATTAAAATTAGAAAAAGGAACGGATACTTGTGGAGACTGTAGTCCTTCTCTTGATAGAGTAATACCCGAACTTGGTTACGTACGTGGAAACATAGTTGTTATAAGTCTTAAAGCAAATCAGATTAAAAATAATGCTTCGAGCGAAGAGATACTAAAAGTAGGCGAGTGGTTAAAGAAAAATGGAAATTCAACAATTAAAGCTGATAAAGAACCCTGAATTAACAATTCCCTCGTTTCGTGGAGAACTCAAAGGTTTTCAGCGTATTGGCGTGACCGCCGCCTTCCTTCATCCAAGAATGATTCTTGGTGACAACACTGGTTTGGGTAAAACTGTCCAATCCATTGCTACTCTTTGCCTTCTTTACGACCACAATAAACTTCCAAATAAAACAACCCTTGTTGTTTGTCCTAACGGAATGAAAGAGGATTGGCAGAAAGCCGTACAGAAGTTCTCTCCGCTCAAGGCTGTTATTGGATATTCCGAAGACCGTAATTGTAACTTTCTAAATAAAAACAGCAATGTTGTTATTGTCAGCTTTAATACTCTTCTCAATAGAACCGACATTCTCGAAAAGCACAATTTTCAGACCATTATAGTCGATGAAGCGTCTTATGTCAAGAATACGGAATCCAAGACCTTTCAGGCCCTCAAGAGGTTGACGGATAAAGCCAACCGTGTTTTAATATGCAATGCCACCAGTATCGAAAATAGTATTGCCGATATGTTCGCAATGGGAGAGCTTATCCAACCCGGTTTCTTCGGGACTTACCAGGAATATTTAAATGCTTACGCTGAAACCGAGACAAAATACTTTCGAACTAAATATCGCACTCTCAAATCAAATATTGTCGTCGTTGGGCCTAAATCGTTGGATGCCGTCCATCAACTCAAACAAAAAGTGGGCAGGTTCTACTTACGCCGTTCTTATGATGAAGTGGAGGTTGAACTCCCGGCTGAGATTGTTAAAAACATTCCTGTCGCCCTCAAAGATTGTCAGAAAAAAGAATATCTCGAATTGGTCAAGAAGTTCCGCAAAAAAGAGATAAAGCCAGCTTCTTTGCTATATAATCTTTTGCGTGTTTGTGATGGAAAGATGGAGGATTGGTCAAAGGTCGATAAACCTGAGAGGGTATCGGCCAAGGGTGAAGCTCTAATGAATTTGGTCGATTCTTTTGACCGTGACCAGTTTATTATATATTCGAGCTATATTGACCCTCTTATGGCGGCGGCTAAAATCGTTAAAAGCATGGGTCTAAAGGTTGGTTTTTATACTGGAGTTAATACAAATAGCCGAGAAGAGCATTCGGATGCTTTTATTGACGGAAAAATAGATTGTCTTCTGATAACTAAAGCGGGAGCTAGGGGCAAGAACTGGGGAAATGCTAGGCATTTGATAGAATTAAACAGCGTCTATAATCCCAGCCTTCAGCATCAAATACGGTCCCGCATTAAACGCTTGGATTCAGTGCATAAAACCGTTTTCATTTACAAACTATTTGCTGAGGATACAATCGAAGAGAATGTCTTGGCCCTCTTAGAGCGAAAAGGGGCTTTATCTAAATATGTCAACGATGATGGTGAAATTGATAAGCTTTCAGACAATCAGATTGAATTGCTTTTAAGCCGGAGAGTTAGTCTGATAGACCCGGAAAGCCTGGATTATACATACGAATCTCTATCTGAAGAACTAGAAAAAAACTAGTTTTTAATTAATTTGTAACTAGAAAAAAACTAATTACGTGCTTAGACTAGTCTAAGTCTGAGTCTTAGTCTAAGTCTTAGTCTAAGCACACAACTAGAAAAAAACTAGTTTTTAATTAATTTTTAATAATTAATCAATTGATTCGTGTATAATACTTTAAAATATAGATTTTAGGAGTTTTTATGGCGAGATTGCCAGCAGAAAAGGGCGGATGGTTCAAAATATGGGGAAAACAATGGTTAAAAGACCAAAAAATACAAAAAATAGGGGATGCCGCCGAATTAGCTTTTCTTAGAGTGCTTTGTTTTGCCGAAGCTTGTCATGGGCATGGTTCTCTAATAGACACTCTCGGAAATCCTTGTACTGCCGAGGATATCTGTAAATCTGTTAGAATATCTATTGATTCTTTTAATATTTTATTGGAAAATGGCCTTATTTCAAGAGAAGATGGCTATTATGTGATAACAGGCTGGATAAAATATCAGAATAGAAGCTCTTTTAGAGATAGGTACGACGATAAAAAAAGTCAAAATGAAAAAAATACACATAAAATGCCTCAATCTGAGATTGAAGGGCTAACTCTTTAAGAGTATAACATAAAGGTTGAAAAAAACCCCCAAAGAATGTAAAATCAGTGGGTTGTAGAAAGGGTAACTAACATGAATCAAAAGATGTGGGATGAGCTTAAGAGACAAGTAGGCCTTAAAGAAATGTCAGCCGACCAAGCCCACCGAGAACAAGAGAAGTTTGCATATATGAAAATCCAGGATTTAATTCACAATATGGAAGTTGACTATAAAAACGGAGCTTTTAAAGACTAATGATTGAACAAATTTCGAACGAAAGTGAAATCGAAAATCTTTATAAGACCGGGCATAATTCGCCTTATACCAAACTGCCTGAGAAATTTTTTGGCTATGTTGGTGTTCTTTTGATGCACAAAGATACGGGCCTTGTTCAATGTCATATTTGTGGTAAATGGGTCAAAATTATTGGGCCACATGTTTGGAAAGCTCACAAAATTTCTGGAAAACAGTATCGAAAGACTTTCGGGTTTTCTTCCCGTTTTCCTCTCTGCTCTAAGAAATTCTCTGAACAAAGGCGTCAAACCTGCCTAAGCCAAAACTTAATCGAAAAAGCCAGAGAAGGAATGCCTAATACCAAGGCTTTTTTTAAAGCAAGAGCGGCTATGCGAACCAAGAACATGGCGGCGGCAAGTCAGCTCAATAAGCTGAATATCTGCCGGGAACAACTTCTCAGGCGTGTCCATGTTGTGGCTGATTTGGTTGGTCACTTTCCATCCCAGGAAGAACTCAAAGAGCATGATGGGGCGGCATTGGCTACGGTCTATCGTCGCTATGGGAGCTGGAATAAATTCAAGGCAAAAGAAACTCAAGAGGCTCTTCGAATTATTCCAAAAAGTTATACCAAAGACAAGCTCTTATTCGTCCTTAGCAATTTTCCAAAAAAGATGGGGCGTCTTCCAACGTCCAGGGATTTTCACGGCAAGAAGGGTAATCCATCCAAAGATACGTATATTCGGCATTTCGGTTCTTGGAATAGGGCAATGAGCATGGCTGGACTTTTGAGAAAACTTTAAGGTTGACTTTAACAATAATTTCGAGTATATTAATGCCCAATCCGCAGGGAATCTTAACCTTCACTGAATGGGACATAAAAGGCCCAGACGGGAAAAGGTAGAGGCTCTAGTTTAAGTGGTAGAACACCCGCCATTAAGCGGGAGGTGGGGTTCGAGTCCCTAAGCCTCGCAAAACAAGCCCTGCGGTACTATTTTAAGAAAAGAGGACAGAGATGATTAAAATTGTTTTGCCAGAAACAAAACGTCCGGGAACTATCGATGAACTAAATACTCTGGTAAATTCTCACAAGAACGAGGACATGAATGTCCTTATCGGGGATATCTCTCTCAAAGATGACCGCATGTTTATTCAGGGCAAGCCTTATGCTGTTCGGCAGAATGGCATGAAGGGTTTACTCAATCAAATTAAAATGCCGGGAAGTTACGCCGCTTCAATCCCGAATGACCTTTTTTATGATTCTGTCAATCGCCTTTGTAAGACTTACGGTGACTTTGAAGTTTTGGTTCGCACACAAGATGATGAAGTTCGTGCGATTCTCAGCCCATCCTATATCCCTTTGGATTCTATCGATTTGGTAAAGCGCCTCGAAACTGCAAAAGAAGCCGGGTTGATTCCGGCCCGTATGCAGTACGATGGCGATAATGTCACGATTCAGTTGACCTCTCACGGTGAAGTTAAAGCCTCAAAAGTTGGAGACATTTCCAAGATTGGTGTGTCCTTAGAAACAAGCGACACCAATTTATACGGTTTAAGTGCAAATGCTTATCTGTATCGTTTGGTATGCACGAACGGCACTATCCTCCCCACCTCCCTAGGTGGGGGCGTGTCTTTCTTGCAGAAGAACATAAATCAGGAGACGGTGTGGAATATGTTCGATGATAGCTACGCCCGTATTCTTGACAAGATGAGCAAAATCGATAGTGAGTTCTTGATTCGATTGGAAGGCAAGAAAGTTGACGCTTCCAATTTTATCAAAGTCAAGAATAAACTAAGTGAAGTTGCCGGTGGTCGTAAAGTATCCGAAGTTCTCCGCAAAATGGAAGAAGATATTCTTGAGCGGGGTTCCCAAGTTTCCGTGTATGATATTTATAACACTGTTACGGAAACTGCAAGGGATTCGGTCAATATGTTTACCGCCCAACTTCTTGAGAAGAGTGCTGGTGAGCTTCTTCTCGAATTTGGAACCGTGAAGAACTAACCTACTTACTCAGCCCAGTAAGTAGTCTCCTGTCCACATAGAGAGTCGGGTCAACTACAAATTAATATTTGTAGAACGGCTCTCTTGTTGGACACTTTCCGCTTTAATTCCACGCAGTTTTTAGAATTAAATTTTGGGGTTCTATACACTCCAAACGGAAAGTCTATATGCCTAAGAAATCCCGCAAACCTAATTTAGTTGTCGATTTTGACGGCACGATACAGACATACGCCTCTGGATGGCAAGGTCCTGATAATATTCCAGACCCTCCTACTAAAGATGTAAAAAAAGCCTTAGACATTTTAAAAAATAGTTTCAGAATTATTATTTTTTCTGTTCGAGCTGAAACGGAAGAAGGTGCCAAAGGTATTGAAGCTTATATGGAAAAGCACAACTTATATTACGATAAAATTCAAATAACAAAACCAATCGGTTTAATCATCGACGATAATTGTATTCGTTTTGAAGGTGATTGGTCAAAAACACTCCAACAAATCGCTGATTTCCAACATTGGCAAAAGAAAGAAAAGAAGGCCAAACATGAATAATTTATTTTCTAAACTAAACAAAATTTTTAGGGGTGTTGTTAAATATCGATTTAAGCAGGTAGCTCTACACCTTTAACTGGAGGCCAAACATGGACTCCTTTAAAGTTGTACCTATAACGGCTGTGCCGTCTCTAACGCCAGCTGAAAGTAAGTTTACAATCGACAAAAGTAAGTTTACAATCAAGACAGAGCAGGTTTACAAAGAATACTGCCCTTCTTGCAGTGAGTATGTCGTCCCGATAAATGACCGTTGTCCAAACGACTTTTGTCGTTGGTCTTTTCGCTAATGGGCGCAGGATTCAATGAAGAGGTAAAAGCCTTCAAAGAAGACCCTTTTCGGGGAAAACTTACGTACAAGAAGTTAAGTGCTTTGGAAGCGGCTATATATGATTCTGATAAAATAGAGGTTTTGCGGGGACGCCCCGTCAAAGTTCTTTGGGTTTATAAGGCCATACTTGAAAAATTAGAACGAGATAAAAAGAAAAAACAATGAGTTCGCATCATTTTGGACGATTTAAAAAATACGATGAACAGCAGAAAAAGAAAGTTTCTTTTGACCAGCTCGATAAGCTTGTAAGGGAACAAGTTGATGGTGGTCCCGATAAACAAATAACTAAGCTTCCTGAGCCGGAAGGCTGGAGATTTACCGATAGTATTTTGATTAAATGCCCTGGATATTGGTGGTTGCACTCTAATTCGGATGACCGTTGGAGAGCCCAAGGTAAATCCAACGAGGTTGGGGGTACAGACATGTGCCCGGAAGCAAAAAGAGCTTTTTATGAGCTTCAGCAAAAACTTGGTAAAAAAGTGCCCTTCGATTTTATATATAGATTTGAGCCTAGAGATGTGAGAAAGTTTAAATTAGCTAGTGACCCGGACCAAATGTTTAAAAATGGAAAAAACGGTCTGATTTTTTAGAGTTTGTGTATAATAGGGTATAGAGTAAAAAGGGATATAATGGCACAATACGAATGTTCTATTTGTAAAGACACCCGCCATGTTCTTAAAGAGGGTGGATGGGTAAGGTGTTCTTGCTTATTTGAGCGTGATAAAATATTACGCTACTCTAAAGCCGGAATTACTTTTGATACCTCAAAACTTAAGATTGAAAACGCCCAAAAAGAGTTTCCAGCGCATCCAATCAAAGATGACGCTCTTTTTATTTATAGTGCTTTAGTAAACCATTTCAAAAATAAAAAAGGTTTTTTAGGCCAATCGTGGTGTTTACAAGGGCCTCCAGCTTCAGCCAAAGATTTTTTGGTCCAATGTATTTTGAAAGAAGCTGTTGATTCAGGAATGCGTGTAAATCATCAAAGTATGTCCGACCTTATTCAAAGATATTTTAATAAAGATGAAGCCGACTTTTCTCTACTTTCTGAATTTAATAAAACAGATTTGTTTGTTATTTCATTCGGCACTGAGATACAATCAAAAGTTGCCGCTACATTTTTAATTGAATTACTCCGTGCCCATAATGCTAATATTGGGAAGCATTGTCTAATGGTGCATACTCACTTACCAATGGTTGATTTACAACGGTATGGTCCGGAAGCTTTATCCTATTTTCAGCGGTATGAAAAAGAAACTTATGATATTGATAAATTAAATAAACGTTTTATGTACGTTTCAACGGTGAAATAATGGATTATCAGGCAACAATACTTTCAGCATTAATCCCAAAAACAAATTCGGATAAAGAAGAGGTCAGCGCTTCAGTAAAGCTTGCCATCGAATCCAATTTGACGCCAAATTATTTCTCAGGTCCATATAAGTTTATTTTTGAGACAGTTCTAGAGCAATTCACAAAAGAAGCCATTCTTGACCGTGAGATATTTGAAACTTATCTTACTAAAGGACAATTAAAAGAAGACGAGAAAATTCAATATCGTATAGCTTTTGCTTCCTGTAGAGAATCTTCAACGGATAGGGAAAAACTAAAAGAACTAATTCCGGCCTTTATCGAGCAGGAAAATACAAGGTCCATCGGAGAAATTCTTACTACTACGGCCCATATTTTAAAAGATGGTATTGACCTAGGAAAAAAGAGAGCGCAGGGAGTTGAGGACGCTAAAAAGTTTCTTATTACTCGTCTCGCCGGGCTAGAGAAGTTAACTCCGACAGGAGCACCTCAAGGTGAACTGACTAAGAGTATGGACCGATTTTGGTCCGTTTATAACGATGAAAAGAATAATCCAAATACTGGAATTAAATGTGGGTTCAGTCGTGAATTTGATGAATATACAAGAGGCATGAAACGAGGCGAACTTTTTACGATTGCTGGTTACGCCAAAGAGGGCAAGTCACAATTTTTAAGAAATTATGCATATAACGCCGCTATCAATCAAGGTAAAAATGTTATTTATGTTTCGTTAGAAATGTCATTCGACCAAGTTAATCGTCTTTTTGTTTCTTTGCACTCAACTAATTTAAAATTTGGAAATCCTGATGGTATTAAAGATACCGTTATTTCATCTGGAAGGTTGACACCGGACGAAGAAGAAAAACTTCGCATTGTTACTAATGACCTTTCCACAAGTTCGAATTATGGAATTCTTTACAATTTACAGTTACCTTCCGGAAGCAATCTTTATACTCTTCAAAATAAAATGATTTATTTGAATTCTCTTTTTCCAATAGACGCTTTATTCTTAGACTATGCCAGCTTGCTTAAGCCAAATAGTCCGAAAGACACCACGGTTCAAGAAACAACAGATATATACCGTGAGCTTCATGAAATGGCCAGAACATTTGACAATGGAAGGGGATTGCCAATTTGTACCGCTCATCAAATTAGCAGGGCAAAGCGAGAAGCCGTCGATAAGATGGAAAATAAGCGGTATGACCGTGGCTATTTGAGTGATAGCTCTGAAGTTGAAAAATCAAGCGACCTCTGTGCTTGGATTCTGAGAACCGAAGAACTGGCGGTTGCCAGAGAAGTTAAATGCGGGATTTCTCAATTTCGCCGTGGGCCTCTTCCTCCTGATTGGATGCTCCGTGAATATTTTGATTGCTCTAAGTTGGAATCCATGATTACAGTATCAAATGGCGGACCAGGGATTTATGAGTTTTGAAAAAATAGACTTTAAAAAATCGGTTGAAGCTCTAAAATCCAAACTAACGCTTCGACAAGTTATGGAATATTACGGCGTAACTCTGACCGGAAAGAAACTTATTCGTTGTCCATTTCACGAAGACAGCACAGCTTCGATGCAGGTAAGCGATACTGATTCTGGAGAAGGCTTTTTTTACTGTCATGCTTGTACTGATAAACATGGGGACCTTATAAATTTTGTAGCCTTTGAAGAAGGGTGTTCTTTAGGTGAAGCAATTTCAATCTTGGCAAAGAGGTACTCAGTCGATGTTACAACTAGGATATACTCGAACAATTTGGCGGATACGCTGGGTTCAATATTGGACAGCGATGGCTCTTCGGAATCATCTCGGAGAACCTCCAAAATTGCCGAACAGCTGGAGGCTAATCGAATCGCTCAACAGATTGTCAGTGATTATAAACAACACCAACATCTAACACCCTATATGATTAATAAACAAATACAGCATTTTGGGACATTTAATAAAGGAACAGCCCTTGTAATACCCCTAACCGACTTAGAAGGGGTAATATGGGGAGTTCAATATATTTATCCAGATGGAGGAAAATCCTTTCAAAAAAACTGTAGAATTGAGGGAAGTTTCTTTAGGCTTGGGGAAGAACCTACAGATATGGCTTTTTTGGTCGAAGGTTATGCAACAGGCGCTTCAGTGTATATGGCTTCCGAAATACCCACGTATGTCTGTTTTACGGCAAAAAATATTAATATCATTCATGATATTTTAAAAGCTGAAATGCCTAATATTGAATTTATAGTCGCCGGAGACAACGATAAGGCCGGAAGACGCAATGGCTTAAAAGCAGTATACCCCCCTAAGGGTATGGATTGGAATGACCTTTGGTGTAAAGAAGGCCGAGAAGCCGTGGCTAATTTTTTATCCAAAGAAAATATATCAAAGCATGTTGAAAATCCTCTAGTATCAAATCTAGAGAATATATTAAACGAAGGGAGCTGATATGCCTTTTTATCGAGTTGTAATGATTGTTGAGAGTAAACTTGACAATGAAGATGATGTTCTGGAAGAACTTTTAGACCGCCCGGTTGGAAAAACACGAATTGTCGAAGTAGAAGAAGTTGAATTTGCCGATGACTATGAAAATGACGATGATGAAGATATAGACGAATCGGAATTAAAAGGTTTTGACCCAAATTACGATTAGTATACAGAGTGAATGGAGATAGAGATGAAGATAGATATGGATTATGTGGTAAAAGAGTGGGATAATAAAATATTCTCAACAATTATTTATTCGGGAGTTCGCTATGAAGATGCTCAAGACTTGAAAAGTAGCATCTATTTGAGTATGGTGGCTAGAGATTTTTGTGGAAAATACGACCCTAAGAAGGCTCAATTTTCAACTTATCTCTATACATTCCTTCACAGCCTAATCTTTAACTATCGCAGGGACATGACAGCTAAAAAGCGTATTTACGATAAATCTTGTGTTAGCCTTTCCGATTTAAGTGTATACTACGATAAGACACTTTCTAGCAATGAAGACAAATTCGGTAATATTGATGAAAATATTCAAATTGATTTTATCATCGACCAAATTGTCCACGATTTTAATCGGTTTCGTTGTCCCAAAGTCTTTAAAAATAATACTAGCTACTACGTAAAAAGAATTTTGACATTGTGTATTCAAGGTTATACCATCCCTGAAATAGCACGACTTCTTAAAGTCAAGAGGCATGAAATACAAAAAACCTTAAAGGCTGTTCGCCAATTAGGCTGGTTGAAGGACCTAACAAAATGATTGACCCGGAATTAAAAGAAAAAATACAGCAACTTTCCGAACAAGAAATGTATTCTTTAGGCTATGTTAAATTAACAAAATTTTTGAATGTTGTTGCTAATTTTTATACTTTAATTCAAACATGGTCCGCTAGTGTTGTTCAAGAAGCTAATGATAGTAAAAATCCAAATATTATTGTCTTTGCCAAAATGACTCTTTCTTCTCTTCGTTTAAAAATAGCCGAATGGATGCGAAACGACCATGCCAAGTTTTCATAATGACGAAGATAAAAAAATATGGTCCGCTATCGAATCTTTTCAATTCGATAAGACTAAAAATCAATCTTCTTTAAGACGAGAACTGTATGATGAAATCATACAAAGAATAGGATATTGCAAGAATTGTAGTTTCTTTTCCAAAGAAACAAATATTTGTAATCTTCTTAAAATAAAAACAGGGAACACGGATAGATGCGGAGATTTTGATAAAGTCGAACCCGAACTTGAAAGTCCTTTTGAAATAATGACAGAGGCATTCACCGAACAGCAAAAACTAATGACGGAAGCCACAAAAATAAATAAATATACACACTGGGGTAAAAACTCTAAATTTCCAAGAAAATCCGAAGATAGATTAGAAGAAGACGAGGAACAACATCATGACTGAGTTCTCTAGAGAAAATTGGGCCGAAGAATCTGCCCCACTTCAAAAATCAAAAATTCCTCCTGGTAAAGACCTGACTTCGGCAGAATGCCCCAAGTGTAAACGCAGAGTTAAAGTTATTAACGGTCAAATAGTTCCTCACAACTGTATAAATACTAAGTAAGAGTTTAGGGTAAACAGAATGGTTTTAAAAAAAGCCGCCTCTGGTGATATTGTCGATTTGTTCCAAGGGGAACTACTGACAAGTAGATTAGAGCAAGCCAAGAAGACTAAAATTATTGATTGGCTTTATACATCTAAATTATATTGCGTAAACAATGAAGCAGAATTACGTTCTTTTGTTGATAGGGCCTTGGCATGCCCAACTCCAAAAGCTGTTGACACTGAAACCACTGGATTATTGGTCGGCACTGATAAATTAGTAGGCGTTTCTGTAGCCTGGGTAGAAAATGACGAGCCAGTATCCTTTTATGTCCCCATTTTATCTGATGTAGCTAAAGTTAATATCCCTCCACATGTCACTCTTTCCATTTTAAAACCACTTATCGAGCAACCTTGCGTATATTATAATTTCCGGTTCGACTATAAATTTTTAAGAGCCGTTGGAATAACCGCTAAATGTCTCGCAGATGTTCAAGTTATGAAGCTTTTTCCTTTGGACGGTGTCGATGAGGCCAAATTTTTAAAGTTGAAACATGGAACTTTGAAAGACCTTTTTAGGCAAGAGTTTGGGCTTGATATGCTTAATCTTGAAGATATTCTTGGTAAAGGTGTTTATAGTTTTGCCCTAGCTCCATTAGAACTTGGTAAACTTTATGCGGCCACCGATGCTTACGCTACTATCAAGCTCTATAATGCCTATCTTGCGAAAACAGAAATGACGGGTGTTATTTATGATATGGAAACACGCCTTCTTCCGATTGTAGCTGAAATTGAATATCGGGGAATTAAAATTGATGTAGATGCGTTAAATCAGGCCAAAGAAAAAGTTTTGGAAGAAAATAAAGAACTCCAGCAAAAAATTTATGAGATTGCCGGAGAACAATTTAATATCGGAAGTCCACAGCAACTAGGTAAAATTTTATATGAAAAGTTAGGACTTCCAGTAGGAGTAATGACTAATGAAGATGGTGATACGCCAAGTACAGATAAACACGCCCTCGCTAAACTCGACCATCCAATTATTACTTACATTGTCAAATACAAGAAAAACCAAAAACTTCTCACCGCCTTTCTTGGAAAGCTTTCATCGAATCTTGGGTCCGATGGGCACATACACACGCACCTTAATCCCTACGGAGCAGTTACTGGAAGATTTACATCGGACCATCCCAATTTACAACAGATTCCCAAGGCTAAGGATGATGCCGAAAATAGCGCAGTTCTTCGTAAAGCATTCGTTGCCGACAAAGGATATTACCTCCTAGATTTCGACTATTCAATGATTGAATATCGTCTTTTGGCCAGTATGTGCAAAGACCAGCATCTATTAAAAATGTTCAAAGATGGTGTAGATGTTCATGCCGGTACAGCCTCAATTTTGTTCGGAGTCCCACTCGATAAAGTGAATAAAGATTTAAGAAATAAAGGCAAGACGCTTAATTTCGGACTTATCTATGGAATGGGAACTATTAGTTTAGCGAATAATCTTAAATGTTCCGAACAAGAAGCCGAAGATATGTTGAATGATTATTTCAAAAAAATTCCAGGAGTCTTGCCCTGGATTAATAAGATTAAAGATGAAGCCCGTAAGAATAAGTTTGTGAAAACAGAATATGGCCGCAAACGAAATCTTGTTAATCTTTATCTAAACCCACACGAAAAAGAGAATAGGGGAAAGATTGGGGAAGATTTACGTAAGGCTGTTAATACTAAAATTCAAGGAACTGCCGCCGATATTTTAAAGATTGCGATGATTCGTTTGGATAAGCATCTTAAGGATAAAGATATTCATATGGTGCTTCAAGTACATGATGAATTGTTGTTCGAAGTGAATGAAAATATCCCTGTTTCAGAAGCTGTAGAACTTATTAAAAAATGCATGGAACTTAAAATTGATGGTTTTGTTGATATTGTGGCTGATGCCGCCATTGGGTATAGCTGGGGAGACGTTATCGACTATGAGCCTGGGATGACACTGGATAATATTCCGTTGGGTAGTAGGATGACAATAATAGGAAGCCCTGAGATATTAATTAAAACTGGACCAGAGCTAAAAAAACTATTCAAGAACAATAAAGGTGAATGTGCTACTTTTATTAGGGCGGGGTCTACTTTAATGGAGCCGGAAGACGTAGATGAAGAAACGGGCGAAGTTACACCAGTTAAGGTATTTCCAAAGCGTTCTTTAGTAAGCAATATTGAATCTTTAGGATTAAAAGTTTCATTTTCTTAATGGCTTGTGTATAATACTTATAGATAATACAAGGGGTTGTATGATGGGCGAGAGAAACTACGATTATACAGATTATTCAACGCTAGGCCGAGATATTGGTAAGCTGGTAATGGACAAGCAAAAAGCCTACGGAGATTCTTTCTCTAAGGCACCGCAAATAATGAAGGTGCTATACCCTAACGGTATATCGCCGGACCAGATGGATTCAGCACTGACCATAGTCAGGATTATTGATAAGCTGAATCGTATCTCAACTAACAAGAATGACTTAATGGGTGAGAATCCATTCATGGATATCGTCGGTTATAGTCTTCTTGAGGTAATGAAACGAAAACCGTTTATGTTTAAGGATTCTGGGACAAACGAAAAGGAAAAAACAAATGTCCACTGAAATAGCGCTAGAAGTATTTAAATGTTTTTGTGTCAGACGGGCCGGTGCTTCGATTGATGGAATTGGAGTTCTTAGTAATAAAGAACTAGAACTTTATCATTCGGCTATAGATGTACTTTTAAATAAAAAGGTGAAAAAATGAGTGACCTTCGAGTTCTTCCAAGTTCCTGGATTGAAAAACGTCAAGAATCTATGCTTAAAACTATTGATGGGCTTAAGCAAGTAGGAACGGTTCAGCTTCCAGCTAATCCGGGTGATGACCTGAATGAACTTCATTCGGTTATTTCTAAAATTCGTGGATACCAGGAATGGGTGCGTACCTCTTTAGTTCAGGCTATCGGCCTGGAATTGGAAGTCAAACGTCTTTTGGCTAATTCGGAAATCGTTTTAAAAGACGAGCTAGGAAAGGCATTCACGACACATGCCGCCATAATTGAAAAAGCCAAAAGCTTTGAAGAAAAGATGCTTCGTCTTCGAGAATATGTACCAGCGATTAAAGAGAAGGAAGAATGGGAATCCATTCTCGACAGCGTAAAATCTTTTAAAGAGGCTGTCGAAATGGTATATCGGGATTTGAGTAGCGCCGGTATGAGTGTTCATGCTCAAATTCAAGTCATCAGGAATCAAGTATTGACCGGCCAAATGAAAATTCAAGTTGATGGATTTACTGCCAAAGGTATCCTTCAAGAATCTACTTTGTCCTCAGTTGAAAAAGTTGCCGCTCAAACCGGAGAGGCTCAAATAACATTGTAAGCTATATACCCTTAGAAGGGTATAAATAAAAAAGAGATGGAGATAAAGAAATGAGTTTAGAAACTAGTTTTGGAGACGATAAGGCCGTAGGAGTACGGTTCGAGAGATTTAAGTTTTCAGATGATGAACAGCATCGTAAAAAGCGTATTGTGTTCATTTCTAAAAAAGTTTTGAAAGAAGCCGTTCACTATCAAGAGGGTTATGGTTATATGCGGTGTTTGGCCTCTTCTGGAGAACCTTGCCCAGCGTGTAATAAAGGCATGCGCCCAACCGATAGGTTTGGTACAGTTGTTTTGGAGTATTACACAGATATTGATGGTGTTATTTCCAAGCCTTTTGGATATACAGTGAAAGCCTTTGTATTCGGAAATGGCAAGGGTAATGGTACGTTTAGTATCCTTCATGGTATTCATAAGACTATTGGAGACATGATGTATCAGCAGGATTTCGTTGTATCCTGTCTTAATCCTAAATTTCAAACGCTGTCTTTCTTGCCCACAGGCGACTGTGGATTGAAGAAATTGGCCGCTTCAAACCCAACCGATTTCGCTGAAATCAAAGCTGATTATACCAAGAAAGTCGAAGAAATGGATATTCTTCGGGTAATCGCTCCATTAGTTTCAGCCGAAACAATGCAGAAAATCGTTGATGGTGAAATTACTCGGAACAACGCCCCTAAAAATGGGGATTCTAAGCCGACTACTTCTACCCCATCAAGTGCTACAGCAACTTCCGCTCCAGCTTCTCAAGCTACGGTAAGCACTCCTGCGAGTGCTTCGCCTACGCAAAAAGACGAGGAAGCTAAGAAGTTGATGGAAAGCATCTCTCTGTAAACCTCTCCCCCAGAACACCTTCCCTGGGAATCCATTGTGTGGCCACCGAGCAATGAGAGATTCGGTGGCACCCTTTTTATAAATTTGGAGGAATAAATGTCAGAAGAACAGAAACAAGAAACAGCTGAAACAGAGCCGGTTGTAAAAATAAATGTACCCGTACAAGACCTTCCTAGCCGTGCCGATATTCGCTCAATTCTAAAGAGCGGAAAAGATACACAAGGTAGGGAAGTACATCCAGAATCCGTAAAGATGCTGAGAGTGGCCAGGATTGCCGATTTGTTTGCTTTTGGCCAAGAAGTTAATAAGGCCAACAATGAAATTGTCCGTCTTCTTCAAAATTCTTTGGTCCATATCGACATTGATTTCAAGGAAGTTCATTGGAATTTTGCGACCTTCATGTCTTTCTTGGTTGAGAGCGGATTACTGAAAGAAGGAGCTTTGGAAGCTTTCGCTGAATATAAAAAGAAGGCGGAAGACGAACTTATTAAGAATTCCAAAGTATTGCTTGAACAAGCGGAAAAAGCTAAAGCTGAGGCCGAAGCCGCTAGTAAAACTCAAGCAGATGCTGTACGGGCACAAAAAGAAACTACGGAAACATTTCCCCCAGCGGACCATTAATGATTACTTGCCATGTTGGGTATGACCAAGCTTTTGCGAATAGTGGAAGAGGATTTTTACTACACGACTCCGACACAAAAAAGACTACCTACATGGGCTCAACAGTATTTCACCCGACTGTTAAATTAGGTCATTATTCGGACGCTATTGCTCTTTTAGAACATCTTAAATTCATCAAAGATGATTTAAAAACAATAGAGAAAAATTTTGGCCCCATTGCTTCTATAGCTCTTGAAGGTGTTGCCACAGGAGCTATGGGACAAGCCGCCGCACGGGGCGGAGTTTTCGGTATTTATTCAACTTTCTGTATGACAAAAGCTGATTTAATTATTGTAAGCCCTAAAAAATTAAAGAGCTTTGTAACAGGTAACGGAAATGCAGAAAAAGAAGAAATAGCAGGTATTCTTTTTAAAAAGTATGAAGAGGACGGTCTGGAAGAAAAAACAATAGAATCTTATGATGAAACAGATGCTGTGGCTCTCGCTGAAGTGGGTCTTTATTGCTGGAGGTATATGCAAAAAGACCAAGAAGCTTTAAAGAAAGAACTTAATGAGCTCCAGCAACAAATTGTTTGGGGTAATGCCCCGGTCAAGAAGAAGCACAAGACACAACCAGATAAACAGTTTGGAATTTGTACTCGAATCAATGATTTCTATATGTTCAAAAGAGGAAAGAAGTGAGTAGCAAATTATATTGTGATAAATGTTCCAACGAAATTAAAGGGGAATCAGAAAAAGTTTTAGTTGGAGATTTATTCGACGATGATAGAGATGGTATGGGCTGGAAAGACTTATGCCCAACATGTTTTGGCATATTAAAAAAATGGTTTGGTATTAAATGATTAAGATAACCATCGAAATCAATGGAGAAACCTGGACTTATAATATCGACAACCCAGACATGGGTGGCGAAGACTTTATGGATACCGTAGTTCCACTCGAAAGTTTACTGAGAGCTATTTATCCGACTTTTGGCACACATCAACTTATTGTTGTTTGTCCCGATGGAGCAGAACACGATATGGATGGAGGATGTGAATTTGTTGAGAAGCTAGAAGTTGATTCTTTGGATGACCTTAAGGACGATGAAAAGACAGATGAAATAAAACAAAAAGGTATTGATTTACCACCAGATGAAAACGGAGGAAAAGACAATGGCAAAGAAGACTAGTGATTTTAATGAAAGTTTGAGCAATGCTTTAGCGGAAGTTAAGGCGGAATATGGAAAAGACACAGTTCGTACTTTTGACCAACAGGTTGAAGTTGAAGTTATTCCGACAGATTTCTATGAATTTAATAAGGCTACAAATCTAGGTGGTATGCCTATGGGCAAGATTGTAGAGATTTCCGGGCCTGAATCCAGCGGTAAAACTACATTGGCATGGCAAATTCTATCTCAGCTAGCTAGGGCCACTAAAAAGAAGATTTTGTTCTTGGACTATGAAATGGCTACCTCTAAGGATTATCTACGTAAATTAGGTGTTCCGGTTGAAGAGGTTATTTTCGCCCTTCCAGAAGATGCTTCTCTCGAAGATGGTATGGAAATCATGAAAAAGCTCTTGTCTACTGGAGCCTTTTGTGGGGCCATTGCCGATTCTCTTGCCACAATGGTGCCAAAGGCTGAATTGGAAAGCGTGGAAGAAAAGGGACTTGAAGGCAACGACATGATGCTCAAAGCCAAAGTCCTGAGCAAAACTCTCCGTGTCTATGGCCCCGACTTTCGTAAATCGGGAGCTGTAGTCATTTTCATCAATCATCTTATGTCCAAGGTTCAAAAAGGCCCAGCCTTCCTAGCTTTAGGTGAGCCTGAAGATACTCCAGGTGGCCGTGCTTTGAAACATCATTGTGACCTTCGTATTAGCTTGAAACCTCAAGGCTATATTACTCAACAGGTAGCTTCTGAGAAGGACGCCAAGAAAAAAGTTAATGTTAAGATTGGTCGGGAAATCAAAGTTAAATTCATTAAGAACCGGGTCGGTGAGCCTTTTGGTGAAGGAATTATGACCCTCCGTAATGGTAAAGGCTTTGATATTATCACCAGTGCCATTAAACGTGGCATTGCTGATGGCACTATCATCGCTGAAAAGGGCGGAGAACATTACTTGAAGGATGACAAGACAATCAAGGCTTCGTCTTATCTTAATTTCTGGAATTTGCTCTCGGTTAACCCTAAATTGACACAGAATATAATCGCTAAGCTTAATGGTAAAGCCGTTAAGTTCGATTCCAAAGATTTTGATTTGAGTGGTGCAAATAAGACGCTAAAAGCCTCGGATGTTGGAGTTGAAGAGGAAGAGTTCTCAGAGGAAGATGAAAAAGTAGCATCAGGTGATAGTATCTCACTCTAAGGCTCTTAATGAAGCTCAATATAAAGAACTTCCAGAGTATTGCCGAAGCTGATATCGAGATTGGCCCATTGACAGTATTGGTGGGTCAATCCGATGTTGGTAAATCGGCTGTTATCCGGGCTCTGCGCTTGTTACACAGAAACTCTGGTGGATTGGAGTTGGTTAAACATGGTACAGGTGGATTATACATTCAACAAAATTCGGATGACGGCACTACTGTTGCAATCGCAAAAGGTCGAGGACAGAATACATACTATGCTGGGTCAAAAGTCCTCAGCAAAATTGGAAAAGAAATTCCTCCTGAGGTTGCCAACTATCTTAGGACCGATGAACTCGCTCTCGATAAAGATTTAACTCTAGATTTGAATTTTTCGGGTCAATTTGATTCTCCGTTTCTTTTGGCTGATTCATCGTCAGTAGTAACCAAGGCCATAAGCAGTCTTTCCGGAATTAATATCCTTTATTCGGCTATCCGAGAAGCTAATTCGGAGGCCCAGAAGTTAAAGGCGAAAGGCGATGTTCTCACTGAGTCTATAAAGGGGCTTCTTAAGTATGACCACCTATATCTTGAGTCGGAACAGGTAAAGAAACTTTTTGAGAGTTTGACAGTTCTCGGAGAAAACATTGAAAAAACTCAATCTGAAAATATATCCAAAAAAAGCCAGTATAGAGAGTTATTGTCACTTGAACATCGGACTATTGATAGTTCTTCGTTGGACAAACATTACAAGGTGGTCACCGACTTACAGGAGAATCTTAAAAAATCCTATAGTCGAAGAGACTCCCTAAAAGCATGTAAAGATAAACTCTTTGGTATTTCTGAATTTACGCTCACACAAGAATACACGGATAATATAACTAATCTTGGTAGTAGCGTAGAAAAATTGGCCTATGTTCAAACAATTATCTCAGAAAAATGGGATAAGCTGGCCAAACTAAAAAGCGCTCTCAGCATTCTAAATGAAATAGAAGTTCAAAATACCAATCACTGTGCCGAACAGTATAAAGCGGAAGACGAATATGCTGAAATTAAATCACAGATTAAAATATGTGAAGCTTGTGGGAGGCCGCTTTGAAGATTCTTCATTTTACGGACCCACATTTTTCTGCGGTGGCTCCTGCGTCTAGGATAGACGACTACCAAGCCACCTGCTTTAGGAAACTCGATGAAATCAGAGATATTGCCAAAAAAGAAAAAGTCGATATTATACTCTGTTCGGGAGATTTCTTCCACCTCAAAAGCTGGATGCGAAACCCTTATTCTCTTACCAACAGACTTATCGATTATTTTAACTCCCTCCCATGCGATACGATTGGTATCTTTGGGGACCACGACCTTCCTGACAGGAACGCAGATAGCTTGGCGAGACAGCCTCTCTCTACTCTTTGCAAGGCTTCCAAATTAAAACTTTTGAATAAAGGTGAAGTATTCAATCATTGGAATCAGGTCATCATAACTGGGGCTCCGAAGACAGACAATTATGAGGCCGATATAACTAATTATATTCCGATTATAGACCTTAGTCAGGAACTTAAAGCAGGGGATACATTTAAGGGGGTTCATATACACATGAGTCATGGGGATTTATATCCAAATCCACCTGTTTATGAACCGTATACTTTATATTCGAGGCTGGCTGGAAGTACTGTTGATTTTCATTTTAATGGACATGTACACGATGATTTAGGCGAGATTAAGGTAAATTCCAAGACTAGGATAATTAACCGTGGGTCAATGACTCGTGGGTCTTTAACTGAGAGCAATATAAATCGAAAAATTACTGTGACTTTATTAGATACGGATACTAAGACTTTAAAGTATTTTCCGTTGAAATCCGCTCTTCCTCCAGAGAAAGTCTTCGACCTTAAAAAGAGAGCGGAAAGCGAACAGGCCGAGGCTGAGATTAATAAGTTGGGAGAACTTATCCGGCACGAATCGCAGAATGTAGAATTGTCGGGGCCAGAGAGTATTCGGCATATGGTTAAAGAACTTAACTCAATTAAAGAACCCGTGAAAACAAAGATTTATGAACTTCTTGACCGAGCGGAAGAGGCTGTATGATTTTAGAAAAAGCTGTGGAAACGCATCGTGCAATAGAGGCCACTAAGCACATGTGGACTGAGAATATATTACACGCTCTTTGGCTGTATTATTACTGGGAACCTGAGCGCCTTTCTAAAAATGCGGAAGGTAATGGAAATCTTTATTTGAAACAATTATTGGCAACACGTGAGGTCGAATGATAGCTCTTTCTTACACTTCATTCACAAATTATAAGGCTTGCCCGTATTTCTTCAAATTGAAGTATATAGACCGAGCTAAATCTTCTATTCCACAGAATAATAGATTTTTTATTGAGGGGTCCGTGGTTCACGAATGCCTCGAAGAGGCGTTTAAACATGCTAGGCCAATCGATACAGCATATATCGATTCTATTTTTGATAGAATGTTCGAAAAGGTTTACCAAGACAAATTAAAAAATGGAGTTATTCTTTTTGTTCATGGCGAGAATAAAGAAGCGATAAAAGTAAAAAGCAGACAGGTTTTAACAACAGCTGTTAATGTTATTAAAAAATTAGGAATGGATGTAGGAGACTTTAAGAATGAATATTCTATTGGAACCTATGAAGAACCATTCGAATTAGAGAAAGGACTTTATGTACAAGGAAGTGTGGATTGGCTACGTGAAACGGATAATGGCATCATTATCTGTGATTTTAAGACGAGTAAAGATACTACTTATATTACTCCGATTCAACTCATTCTTTACTCCCTGGTTTTAAAAAAGAAATTTAATAAACCTATAACTGACGCCTTTTATCTGATGTTTCGTTCGGGAGCTAAATTTGGTGTTACTATAACTTCCGAATTACAGCATACGGTACTTCAAATGTTTTCGGAAGTTAATGAAGCGGTGAATGCCGGTAACTTTAAAGCTACGCCGTCAAGTAAAATATGCGGGGAATGTGTTTTCAGAAGCACATGTCCTCATTCTTACTTCAAAAATAAGAGCAATGAAATAACTTTTGGCGATTATTCGCCCAGGAGACGATAATATGGGAAATAATGACCTTTTACAAGGAAGATTAACATCTCTTCAATCAAAGATTGAAATCCTTAAATATAAGCAAAAGGAAAATGACGAGAAGAAGAAAGCTATTCTGAAAGAACTTGAATACGCTGGAATTAAAGATGCGGACCAACTTAAATTAGCGATTGAGGCAGAGGAAAAGAGTATTGGAGAATTGGAAGTAAAATTTGGAGAATCTTTGACTAAAGTAGAAAGTATGGTCAAAGACCTTGAAGATAAGGTGGCTGGAAAAGTCACAACCGGAGTTACTCTGTGACAGACCTGAAACAGCTAGAGCGTTCTATTCTTAATCTCCAATATGGCATTAAAGCCAATAAAGAGCTTTTGGATAAAACACGGGCTGATTTAGAGTCTGTTACAGACCAACTTCAAATCTTATCTATCGCTGGCGAAACAATGAAACGAATAGGCGAACAGAAGAAGAAAGCTACCATCGAGATGTTTGAGCGTGTCATTACTATGGCTATCAATGAAGTATTTGGCTTTGACTATAAATTCTCAATTGAAGTGTCCTCTGAAAAGAGGGTTCTAACCAAGTTCAAGCTAATTAAGCCGGACGGTATGGAATTGGATATCATGGAGAGCTGTGGTGGTGGGATTGTTGACGTAGTGGCCTTTGTATTGAAAGCTTTGATGTTGGCCTCTATTCGTCCAAGACGCCAATCAGTTATGTTCATGGATGAAAGTTTTGCCCACGTAAGTGAGGAATATGTGCCCAAAGTGGCCGCTCTACTGAAGTCTCTTTCGGCCCAATTAAACATGAAATTCCTTCTTGTGACACATCAAAGTACATTTTTAGATGTGGCAACACATGGATATGAACTTTCTAAGTCTGGAAACTCAACAGTATTCAATAGGATTCGATAATGCTAGTATATCTTATAACTTTAAAAAATGACGATTCGGATGATTTATATATCCATTCTATTTGGAATGATAAAGAAAAAGCTCAGGAATGTTATCAAAGTTTAGTCGATAAGCAAGATTCTTCTCTTTCTCATTATGAAGTTATGCCAATAAAAGAACACGAACTTTGTACAAAAGAAACTAAATTCGCTCCCTGGCACCAGTTTTACTTTAAACAGACCGGAGAGCTTATCCGACACGAAACCGGGGATAAAAGAATCGAAGATACATGTTGCTATGTACATAAATTTAACGATGTTATACCACATGACCCTGAAATCGGCGGGTGCATCAATGTTTTTGTTATAACTGATTATGAAAATGCCCTTAAATTATCCAAAGAAGCCTTTAAAATTTTCATGGATAAAAATAAAGGTAAAATCAATGTATAAGTGGTACGCTATCCAAAGTCAAACTGTGACCAAAGAAGACCTTCTCGCAGAATTGAAGAAGGCTGGATATGACATGAAAAGTAAGATTATTAATAATATACTGATTTTTGAATTCAAACAAGATACCCTAAAACTCGAAGAAGATAAAAGTCTTCTTCAAGGGTATATTCTTCTTAAAATCAATGATAAAAAGATTCGAGAGATTATGGCGGTTATAAAAAAGAGCCGCATTGGCATTTTCTTTAATTTAGGTAAAAATGGGTTACCTTATGATATTCCAGAAGACCAAATAAAAACTTTCAAGAATAGCGTTTCATCAAAAAAGAGCGTGATAAAGATTGGAGATAGAGTTAAAGTGCTGGAAGGCATCCTGAACGGATTCATTGGGAAAGTCTTAAGAAAGCGTGGATTAATGGCTCAAGTAGCCGTTGATTTGCCCAACAGAACCGTGAAAAGATGGGTTGCGATACCGCATATTTCGAAAGATTTGCGGGAATAAGCTTAAATTTTGGGTATTAATATACCTCTATTTGGAGCCTTTACAATCGATAGACCTCTGCAAAGGTAATCAATGCAGACAGCTGAAACGGCAGAAGACATACAGGATATTTCAAGAGAGATATCCCACGACTTATTGCTAACCATCTCTGATATTTATTTAACGCCTTTAGAGCGTGATTTTGTGGCTTTGATTATCCACAAAAGACGAACGGCGGAGATTGCGGAACTATTAGAACTTCTTCCTTGCGAAGTGGTACGCCGCAGGAAGATTATTTCAAGAAAAGTCAAGGTTGTTTATACGTACCATTACAAGCTGGACTACATCGAATTTTTACGGTTCTCCGTCAATATACTACCACCGGATAAATTCAAGTGCCTTCTCTTGTATTACGTGGAATTAAAAACTTTAAAAGAAATATCTCAGATACTTAAGATTAAGCATTTCACGGTGCAGAGAATCATCCACTCTGTAAGGGATATCCTGGAAAAAGAGATTGATGCACGACCAGATTTAAAAGAATGCATGAAAGCTTTTGATGATATCCCATATTTGAATATCAAAGATATTAGTCGAGGAAAAAAGGATGCCAGAAGACTCTATAAAGTACAGATTGGTGAACATACACTTGGCGAATGGCTACAAAAAGACTGTCCTGCTCAATAAGCAGGAAATCTTAGGGCTGTACGCTTGTTTTATGAAGAGAGCTGAAGAACCAATCTATGTTTTTTATTATGATGGAAATAACGGGGATAAATTAAGCGGTGTTCTTGATTTGAACACTGTCCAGTTCATCGATTTAGACGATAAAGAGCTGGATGAAAAAGATTTGATTTTATTCAATTATTCACAGCTTAGAATCTGGACGCCACCCAGTTTTTTTAGGAAGCTGAGATATGAAATAAAGTGGTGGTTAGAAAAAATATTTAAAAAGAGGTAATGAAGATGTTCGACCCTTCGACAAAAGAAGCTAAGGCGAAAGCCGCAAATAAAGAAAAGGATAAATCGACCGAACGTAAATACGCCATTCCGGTAGGTACAGGCAGTGTTATCGAATTCGATAAATTTCTGTTTGACCACCGTGATAAGAGTTGCAAAAATTGCAAGAATGGGTTAAAAAGTGCCGTTCAAAAGATGATTGGCACACAAACATTTACGATTCCAATTATCTGCACGTGTGTTCCTTACATTCAAAGTGAAGATAAGGATGGAAATAAGGTCGTAAATTATAAAGGTTTCCGTGAACTTTGGACGGATGGTGAGCGTCCAGAAGCCTATATTCAAAAAGAAATTCAAGTCAAGGCCTTGTCTGATACAGCCAAGGGTAAATTAAAACGTGTTCGTAATTCAAATACGGCACATGATGGCGTTCAAAAAGGTAAGTATGTGGTTGGAAAACAACTGATTACTACAAAAAACGCCAAAGAATTGGAGAAGTCTATGGATTCCGCAAGACCAGCAAATTCAGTAAAGCCCATTCAAAAGGACGAGTTTGATAAGTTCTTTGAAGGTAATAAGCGTAAAGCCGCCTTTCGTAACAAAGAAGGCAATATTGTTGTAGTTGATTCTGCAACAGCCCAAAAGATGATGAAAGCCGGAGTTTTATTCGACCCTTATGCCGGTACCGCCAATCAACCAGCCGTTGCTCCGGCCCCTGAAGCTGAGGGTGCAAACACTCCCGCCCAAGAGGGAAATCAACCTGCGCCAGGAAGTAGGAAGGGTATTAAAGGCCGTCCAAAAGGCTCGAAGAATAAGCCTAAGCCACAGCCTAATCAACCCTAATGTATTCTTATCTGAAGGTTTCAAAGTGCCGGGTTTGCGAACATCCCAACGATGAAATCGTAGCCAGTATGGATAAGGAGTTGTTGAATGAGACTCCAGTTGATGAAGTATTGGCTAGATTTTCCGGGCATTTCACAAACAAATCTAAACCGCTGACTCAAATGAGCTTATTTGCTCATAAGAAGCATCTTTTGAGAGCTGTTCCTTCGGCACTTCTTGAAATCCCCGACTTATCCTCAAATGGAAATAATACATCGTTGGAAAAAACCAACGACACTCGTAGTAAAGGTTTCGATGATTTTCTAGGCACAACGGCCAAGAACCGTGAGATGCTTGATAATATTGTAGCTTCAGCTATGGAAGATTTGAACAATTCCGATGAATTGCTGGAAATGGCGGTTGGGCCAAAGAATAAAGCTTTGGTTCTTAGTGTTCGAGATAAGATTCGTGAAAGTCTGGCCGGATATATTGAATTAAGCAAGTCCCTCACCTCGCCCTCTATGAGTGTCAATATTGTGGGTGGAGAAGGTGAACGAGTTGTTGAACTCTTGGTAATGGTCCGTCAAGCTTTTGAAAATACCATAGAAGACCCAATTTTAAAAGAAAAGTTTTTCAATGAAATGGCCTTCCTAATCAGGAAATCAACCACTCTTAAAGATATCTTCGAAAAAGAGATGAAGAGTGGAAAATCTAACTCTTAAATTTATTCCTCAAACAAAAGCATATTTTGAAGACAGTAAAAGCAAAACTGTAGATTTAGTAAGAATATCTCTAAGAGGGGCCATTGGGGTTCTTTGGAGACGTTTTAATTGTTTAGAGGAACTTACTGTCAAAAGTCTTTACTCGGAAGTGTAGTAAATGACAAATTTACTAGATTCTATTTTATTCACAAAAGACGAAGATTGGCAGGTAGACTATTGGTGCAAACCATGCCAGTTCGACGATTTTGTAACTAACAAGTACCAGCTCAATTTACGTCCATTTTCTGAGCGTCAGTATGAAGCTGTATATTCCCTCATCGGTACTGACCCACTTAAGGTATTTTCCACAGACCGCAAAAAGCACGTAGGTGTTTGGCTCTGGGGAAAAGGTTCTGGGAAAGATTATGTTACCTCCGTCCTTCAGGCCTATCTCATGCATATTCTATTGTGCATGAAAGACCCCCATGAATATTTCAACTTCCCAAAAGAAGAAAATATCGATATTATGAATGTGGCCCCGACAGCGGCCCAGGCCCGTAAAATTTTCTTTAGTAAATTCACTAGCCGTATCCGTAACTGGAAATGGCTGACAGATAACTTTCACGTTGTTGAAAAAGGCAAGGTCCTCAGGAATTCCAAGGGAACACGCATGGAGATTCGTATTACGGACACTGCTGTTGAAACATCCAGCAATATCCGGTGTAATAGTCTTCATAGTGAAGCTGGTAATTTCGAAGGTTATAACGTCTTGTTCTTCTGCGGAGACGAAATTGCGGAATTTGACGATAAGTTTGAAACTGTCATTGATGGCGATGAAATAATTAATGTTGGTAAAGCCGACATTATTTACAATACCCTAGTAACCTCCGCCGCTTCACGTAATTTGCCGTGGCTTGGAGTCCTTATTAGTTTCCCTCGTCGTACAGATGATTTTATCATGCGTAAATATAAAGAGTACGAGGATACAAAGGACGACCTAGATTGTATGCTGGTAGGTCGTCGTGGTTGCACCTGGGATTTCAATCCAATTTATAAAGGAATGCCTACCTTTAAGTTTGAAGAGTGGGATGTTCCAATCAAGCTAAGAAAACAATTCGAAAACGACCCTGCAGACTCTCGTATGAAATTTTGCACGGTTCCACCGATTACTCTTAATAGGTTCTTTTATAATGACGAACGTATTCAATCCGCTATCGACACAAATATTCTTCCTCTTGTAGATGTAACTAGCCAGATAGAAGAAATATTTGATGGGCAAGGTAAAAAGGTTAAATATGCCATAAAAAAGATAACCGCTACAAGAAGGATTGATAAAAGTAAAGCTTACGCCATTCATGTAGACCTTAGCGTATCTGGGGACTCTACGACTGTAGTTATAGGTCATGGAGAGCCTTGTAATATGCAGTCAACGTTCATCACTGAGGACGGAAAGCAAGAATTAAAGACTCTACAGACCAGGGTTGTTATAGACCAAATTATAACTTGGGAACCGCAAATAAAACAGCATGTCGTTGTTAGCCATGTTAATGTCGATGAAGTTATAGAACAGCTTATTGCTCTAACAGGATGCCAATATGTTTCTTATGACCAATATCAGTCCCAGTATGTTCTTGAAAAACTTCTTCGAGATGGTATCGTTTCCGAAAAGCATAATATTCGGGATAAGGACTATTATTTAATGCGTAATATGCTCTGGGCCGGTGGCATTTCTTATCCAGAACATGAGAAATTCTTGTTTGAAATTCGGAGATTGATTTATGATGGAAAGAGGGTTGACCACTTACCTATCTATTCAAAAGACATATGTGATAGTGTTTGTGGGGTTGTAAGGGCCATCGCTAGTGGACTAGCCAAGGCCCAAAGTACCATGATTTATTCTTTTATGGATAATCGTATTTTTGGAGATTTAAATCCGGAAGATGTCAAACCAAGTATCCCCCTACCTGCAGAAGCATTGCCAAATACCCTCGAATTGCTTAGAAATCCGGAAGACCCGCAAGTTCCCCCTAATCCGGATTCTACTGGCAGTTTTAGATGGTTTCTATAGGGGAATGCCTCAAATTTTGGGATATTATGACTCAAAACCATCTAAGGGAAAAAATACATGCCTCCATCTTTCGAAAGGACGCCAAATCATAAGCGTATTGTTCAAATCGCTCAGGAAGTCGTCCCTGAAATAGTTAAAGATTCAGAAACTCAAGATAAGTTAATAAAGAGTGTCAATGATACAGCTTCCTTGGCTTTACCATCCGAACGAGAAGTCATTGAGACTTTACAGGATTTGCAAAAATCCGCTCAAATGGACAAAGAAGAGAAAATTCGTCCTAAGTCTTTTCTTTATAATCCTATGCAGTACAGTGATACTGCTAATCATCCTTTTTTCATTCGTGGCCTCACTTATTTTACTATGCATGAAATGGTTAAGCAGTCTCAAATCATTTCGGCCATAATAAATACTCGCCTAAATCAAGTATCTTCTTTCGCCAGAGTCCCTCGTTCTAAATACGCCATTGGTTTTAATGTGAAGAAAAAAGGCTCCGTTCGTATGACGGAGAGCGAGAAGAAGAAAGCTCAAAGCTACGAAGAATTCATTCTTAATTGCGGAGTTGGCTCCGCATCCCATGTTCGTGACTATTTTGAGCAGTTCATTAAAAAAATAGCACGTGACCGTTTGGTTGTTGACCAAGTTAACTTTGAGCGTGTATTTACATTCGGAAATAAACTTCATGAGATAGTAGCTGTAGATTCAGCAACTATTCGTATAGCCCTTCGTAAATATTTAGATTCTGGATTGATGCCTAAATCCAGTACAGCTCTCGACGCCAATGTCGTTTATGACCCTGTACAGCGCAATAATATCACGGCCCCCTTTCAAGTTCCAGACCTAGAGAGAGCTTTTGTTCAGGTCATGAACGGACAGATTGTTCGTGAATATACTTCTGATGAAATGGCCTTCGTAACAGCTTGGCCAAGAACAGATGTGAACGTAGCTGGATATGGTTTTTCCGAAATAGAACAACTAGTTCAAACAATTACCGCCATTCTATTCGCCAGTGAATATAACCGTAGATTCTTTTCTGTTGGTTCAAGCCCCAAAGGTGTTTTGAACGTAAAAGCAAACATGAATCAGGCCCAAATGGACGGTTTTAAAAAGGCTTGGTTAGCCCAGCTTTCTGGTCTTTCTGGTTCTTGGAGAACTCCAATCGTAGCCGCCGAAGGCGGACTTGAATTCGTTAATATGCAACAAACGAACAGGGAAATGGAGTTTGCTAAATATAATGATTTCTTGATTAAGGTTGCCTGTGCGGTTTATCAGATTGCTCCAGAAGAAATTAACTTTTCGTCTCAAACTTCCGCCACTGGTCAGGGGGCGGTATTTGAGTCTAAATCAGAACTAAGACTTAAAGCTTCCAGGGATAAAGGTCTTGTTCCTCTTTTGACATTCTTTGAAAATATGCTTAATCGTGAGATTATGCGATATATAGAC